ATGCTTTGGAAATTGTTTGCCGGAGTAGGAACTGGGGCCAATGCCTACCATCCATACCTAGCCGCCGGCAAGAAAGAAAAAGCCAATAAGATTGAGAAACTTCTAGCAGAGATATACCCTGCTATGAAACTCGACGATATCAAATTAATGGCCAGTATGATGGATAAAAGTGATCGAGAAGAGTTATTTGACAAGATGGGATTTGACAAAAAACAAAGGAAAGATTATGATTGAACTAAAACAAACACCCCTATATAGTGTAGGGGACAAAGTTCGAAAAGTAGGCGGCACATACGAAGCAGACGGAGTGATCGTTGGTGTAGCAGAAACCACCCGTGGCGATATACGCTATGTGTTTGAATTTGATAGTCCGTCTGGAATGTTACATATGAAACCCATGCCGGCTGACGGTGTCAAAGGATGCCTAATTCGAAGTTTTGAAGGAACTTATTACTTCCGTGTATATGATGCGGATCATAATTTTGTAGATTATGATTTACATCACAGTGACTTGAATGTTACAATAACTGATCCTGACGCATTTTTCTATAGCGGCGACGGAGTCGACCGCTTAGATCATGCTCCAGCAACATTGGGTATAGATGATACAACTAGCTGATCAACCGTTTAATTGTACACATTGCGGTAAGAGTTTTATGAAAGAAAGAACTCTGTTTGCCCACATGTGTGAACCTAAACGCAGATCTATGCAGAAAGATGAGAAACGTGTACAAGCAGGGTTCATGGCCTTCAATCGTTTTTATCAATTAACACAAGGTTCCAAAAAACAAAAGACCTACGATGAATTTTGTAAGAGCAGCTACTATAATGCTTTTGTAAAGTTTGGTAGTTTTGTCAATAATGTTAGTCCTCTGTATCCAGATAGATTCATTGACTATGTGATTAAGAGTGGTGTCAAGTTAGATCACTGGTGTCGTGATGAGTTATACGAAACATATCTTTATGACATGATCAAGACTGAACCAGTTGAGTCAGCAGTACAACGTACCATACAAAATATGATGGAGTGGGCCGATCACAGCCAGGCACAATTCAATCATTATTTCAATTATGTAAATTTGAATAGAGCTGTACATGACATTAAGAATGGCAAGATATCACCATGGGTTATATTGAATTCTAAATCAGGAAAAGACATGTTGAACAAGTTTAGTGATGAACAATTAGATTTGATAGCACCGGCATTTGATCTACCTTATTGGTTAAAGAAATTCAAACAGATGCCCGCAGATGCGGCATTGGTTGTGGACATATGTAGAGAGGCGGGAATAGAATGAGCTGGGAAAATATTAAAAAATTTTCGAAGCATCATCGAATCAACATTATAGATGATAATAAACGTGCTCATAGGCATACTTGTATGAATACTAAATTTTTCCAGTATCCTGAAGACTATAATATGATGACAGCAACACAATCGTTGCAATATACTACTGAAAAACTGTATACTGTGGAAATTTCCGAAAGTGAATTCACTCGTATTGCAGACTTTGAAGCTCAAGTGTTTAACAACATGAAACAGCAAGGTCATTATAGAATGTTTGAAACATTAATGCAACAGAAAGAACAAGAAAAATACCTTAGAGATAAGTATCCAGCAGTAAAGAAGGCCTACGAACACTATAGTCTTATATTGAAATTAGCAGAGAGTGGAGAAATATAATGCCAGACATTGATATCGACTTTGCTGATAGAACGAAAATACTTGATGTGATCGAGCATATACCTGCGGCGATAAAAGAAAATGGAACTTTTAAAAAGCACAATACAGGAGTATATTGTACTTCTATTCCGTACAATCCTTTGACAGGCACTGCTAATATCGATTATAAAGAAGCAGAACAGCGTGGATACTTCAAGATAGATTTTCTAAATGTCAGTGTATACAGCGATATAAGAAATGAGGCTCAAATTGATCACTTATTAAATGTTGAGCCTCTTTGGGATCTGTTATATGAGAAAGAGGTATGCGATCAGTTATTTCATATCAACGGATATCATAACTTATTGAAACAGCTGAAGCCTAAGAATATTTTAGAATTAGCCACAGTGTTAGCATTGATTCGCCCAGGTAAAAAACATCTTGTTACTAAATGCTATGAACACGGATTTGATAGTATTCAGGATGAAGTGTGGACTAAAACTGACGAAGGCTATAGTTTTAAAAAGAGTCACGGTGTAGGCTATGCCCACGTTATCGTTATGCAGTTGAATTTAATCTGCGAAAAAATCAGTTACGGGTTTTCTTAACTGCTCTGACTAGTTGAATTGATTTGCGCTTGATGCGTTTTTCGGCTATATCACTTAGATTGACAACAGGTCCAAATATAACTTCGATATCTTTGCTGTTGAACGTTTTTATATAGACTTTATATAACGCCATTTCTTGTTTGAGAAAAATATTGATAGGAATCTTACGGTTGCTTTCCCACCACCATGTTTCGCCTAGGTTTAAAAATTCTTGTTTTTCTTGATCTGTTTTAATTGAACCAAAATCGTAAATACTAGCGACATATTCGTCAAAATTAATAACGATACCGACATATTCTAAATCACTTGATTTAATACAGGTAATAAAAGGAAAGTTTTCTTGAAAGTTGTTCTTCGTCGCCATTATCTAAAATAAATACTAATTATGCAAAAGTGCCCAATCTATTTATACACCAATTTGTTCGAAGTTATATTGGATCTGGATCAAAACAATAGGGTTCATAACATTATGTATCAGAGAAATTTACAAGTACAAAAAGGACTTAAAAATCGTATTCAAATACAGTTTAAGAATAGCGATCAAAAGCTCTTAAATGTGTCAACAAGTACATTTGTATTTTCTATGTTTGACGATCTTACACAAAAACAACTAGTAAGAAAGAATCTTAGTCTCATAGACGTTGGCACTACTAGCACAAAGGGATTGGCTCTTTTAGAACTTTCTGAAAGCGACACACTCGATCTCGACACTGGTCTTTATAAATTCTCAGTAGCACAGATAGATACCGACGGAACATACCAACCTACATATGCCAATACCTATTATGGCGTTAGTGGACAGATAGAAGTTAGGCAAGATAGTTACCCCGTTTTAACTCCTAGCGAAGAAATCGTTAGTTTTGGACCACAATACAATTACGATCTCAATGCCCAGCAGTATGAATATTATAGCGGAAATATTCCTGCACATCCGGAATTTAATGGTAATACGGCCCTACACACCGTGGCTATCTATATGACTAATTTCAAAGGTACGATAAAGATACAGGGCACATTAAGCAACAGTCCCGGACAATTCGCGGACTATTCTACTATCCAAACTTTAACTTACACAGGGTCCACAAGCATCGGTTACGCTAATTTTAATGGGGTTTTTAGCTTCATTCGAATCTTGGTTATTCCAAGCAAAAACCCAGTCACGCAAAAAAATGACGATACGGAGATCGCATATCGAGGTACCGTTGACAAAGTTCTCTATAGAAGTTAAACTATATGTATGAGTCTCATACAGGCTGCGGCCCAAGCACTTCTACCACCTAATAGAAAGCCGACCCCCAGTGGTTGGATAAGCTTCAACGCCCCCTGCTGCCATAATAGAGGTCATGCTAGAGATGATCGCAAACGCGGCGGCATGATGATGACTGGAGATGCTTTCACCTATCATTGCTTTAACTGTGGATTCAAAGCAGGGTGGAGTCCGGGCAAATTATTGAGTGGCAATACCAAATCACTATTCAGTTGGATGGGTATGCCAGAAACTGAAGTACAAAAATTAGGTCTCGCAGCCTTAAAAGAACAACAGGATATACCTAAAGTTAAGAAGGAACTTAACTTTGAACTTAAAGAAGTAGAACTGCCTGCTGACTGTCGCAAGTTCACCGAAGTCACTGAAGCCCATGAAGATTTTATTAAAGTAGTAGAATATGTTCTGGGCAGGCACATGGGGCTAGATTGGTACGACTGGATGTGGTCTAGCGAATCAGGTTATAGAGATCGCGTGATAATACCTTTCTATCATGACGGTCGAGTGGTGGGCTTTACAGGACGCAAGATAACTGACGGCAAGCCAAAATATCTGGCACACAGTCAACCTGGCTATGTGTTTAATCTATCCGCGCAGCCCTATAATAGAAAGTACGTTATAGTCACCGAAGGCCAATTTGATGCCATAGCAGTAGATGGTTGCGCCATAGCTCACAATGAGCCCAATGAGGTACAGATAATGCGTCTGAACAGCCTAGCTCGTGAAGTCATAGTGGTACCTGACAGAGATCGTGCCGGCGCCAAAATGATAGCAGCCGCATTGGATAATAACTGGAGTGTCAGCATGCCTCCATGGGGTGATGGTGTAAAAGATGTAGCAGACGCAGTGAAAAAATATGGTCGTCTTTACACCTTAGCCACTATATTACACTACAAAGAAACTAATCAGATAAAAATACAGTTACTAAGAAAGAAACTAGAGAATGGATAAACCAAATTATAATTACGATATTCAAAAACTATACCTAGAGATGTTTTTAAGCGATGCTGAAACATTCAGCAGGTGTCAAAACATATTTGATCCTGAAAATTTTGACCAACGAATTAGAGAAACTGCCAAGTTTATCAATGCGTATGTAGACCAATATCGTGCCATACCCGACGTGTCCATTGTCAATGCCAGCTGTCAACAACAGTTAGAATCAGTCGCTCTGCCCAAAGAAAATTATGAATGGTTGATGACAGAATTTGAGAATTTCAGCCGTCACAAGGCACTGGAACGGGCGATTTTACAAAGTGCTGATCTGTTGGAAAAAGGTGAATACAATCCGGTGGAAAAGCTGATCAAGGACGCCATCCAGATCAGTTTGAACAGAGACATGGGCACAGATTACTTCGAAGACCCGAGGGCAAGACTTACCAAACTCAAGGACGGAAATGGTCAAATCAGCACTGGTTGGCCGTCGATCGATCGTAAATTATATGGCGGATTCAACCGCGGTGAACTGAACATTTTCTGTGCCGGATCGGGCGGCGGTAAGAGTTTGTTCCTGGCAAATATGGGAGTGAACTGGGCATTAGCTGGACTCAATGTATTGTATCTAACGTTTGAATTGGCCGAAGGTTTAGTGGCCATGCGATTGGATTCTATGATGACGGGCATCGGAACACGCGAAATCTTCAAAAGTATCGATGATGTGGAATTGAAGGTTAAAATGGTGGGTAAAAAGTCGGGAAGCATACAAATCAAGTATATGCCCAGTGGAAAAAATTGTAACGATATTCGAGCCTATTTGAAGGAATATCAGGTCAAAAAAGGTGTAAAACCTGACGTAATTTTAATAGATTACCTGGATTTGATGATGCCTTTATCAGTGAAGGTGTCGCCCAGCGATCTGTTCGTAAAAGACAAATATGTGTCAGAAGAGATCCGTAATTTGGCTATGGAGACACAGTGTATCACAGTAACAGCCAGTCAGTTGAATCGCAGTGCAGTTGAAGAAATTGAGTTTGATCACAGCCATATTTCGGGCGGCTTGTCAAAGATCATGACAGCAGACAATGTGATTGGTATCTTTACCAGTCGTGCTATGAAGGAGCGTGGACGCTATCAAATCCAGTTTATGAAGACACGTAGTAGCAGTGGTGTGGGTCAAAAAGTGGATTTAGAGTTCAATGTGGACACATTGAGAATCAGTGACCTAAATGAAGAAGAACAGGGCGGTTATCAAGCCAACAAACCCTCGAGCGGAACCAGCAGTATCTACGCAGGGCTCAAGAAAACCAGCACAGTATCAGACACTGTAGACGGTGAAACAGGTGAGATACACTTAGATCCCACAGCGGGCAGTCCAGCACCTAAAATACGCAGTGAAGTGGGCGGTAGCAAGATCCGAGCCATGTTGGCTACACTGAATGCGGAGAAAGATTAAAACCAAGAGGCCACGTGTAGTTTACTGCTTTCGTCAATAGAATTGAACCATTGTTGATCTCCAGTGGTGGTAAACACATTGTCTATAGTGGCATCTAATACTAACCATCCGTGATCGGGAGTCAGTGGCGGAGAACCCTTGATTTCGTCGTCTAGTTCATCGGGTCCCGTCAATCTCTGTCCTGTAACACAGCGCCATAGTCTAGGACCCTCGCCGTGGCTTATGGCAGCCAATACGCTGAGTTCGCCCGTGATCCCTAGATTCCTAGTCAGCGTTTTAGTGCCGTTGCACTGCCAATCTAGTGTGTGTATGACCTGTATACGATTCTGCTCATGGGGTCCACCTAGAAACACGGGATCAAGGCTGCGATATTCTAGACCTGCGTTACGCATGACTGCGCTGACATTGTAGCCATTGGTCAAGGGCTTGTTGATCATCATGCTAGAACTGCCCGTGGGCCAATTGGCAGTGACCAGCATGACGCTGCGAGCCAATTGATGGTGTGCTGTATTGGGCAGCGATACCAACAGCCTACCAGTGAGTTCATCTGTATATTCCATAACCATATTTACTCAATAAATACACTTATATGAAAACTTTAGGCGCCATCCAAGTACACCAAGAACTCAATCCCAAGATATGGGCATCTGCTGATCAGATCGACCCCATAGTACGCAACAAATTGCTGACTTTGGCGGGTCGTTTTTACCAGTTCCTAAAGGTACCCACAGCCGTGCGAGACGTCATAGTCACAGGTAGTCAAGCGGGTTATACCTACACAGATCTCAGCGATCTGGATCTACACATCATAGTAGACTACGGTGATGTCGAGTGCGATCAACCCGTGGATGAACTGTTTGATACCAAACGCAAACTATGGAAAGAAAATCATACCATCACCATACGTGGCATACCTGTAGAATGCTACGCAGAAGACCTAGAACGTCCGGTCAAGGGCAGCAGCTACAGCCTAATTAAAGATGCTTGGATACGAGAACCCCAACAGGTACCAGCTGAAGATGATGATGTCAGCCCCCAAGTCTCGGCTTGGATAACTGTGATCACTGCCGCCATACGCACACGCGATATAGAACAGTTAGATCGTGTCAAGAGCCTGCTCAAACACTACAGACAAGCAGGGCTAGCGAAACAGGGCGAAATGGGTTCAGCCAATATGACATTCAAAACTCTACGCAATCTGGGCGCGATCTCCATGCTGATGACTGCTCACAGAGCCCTAGAAGATCGCAGTCTCAGTCTAGCCAATTAACTTGACTTGCCTGCCCATAGCCTATATAATAGTGCTATGAATACCTTATACCTAGACATGGATGGCGTCGTAGCTGATTTCGATGCCGCAGCAGAACGATTTATCGGCCGCCCTAGAAAAGCCCAAGATGATCGATGGCACCAAGAAGATTGGCAGCGTATACGCGGATATCAACATTGGTTCCTTGACTTGCCCAAAACATCACACGCTGATCAAATAGTAGCAACCGCACGTAAGTTCAGAGATCAGCTGGGATGGCAACTGCTGTTCCTAACTGCCATACCCAAAGGCAATGATTTTCCCTGGGCATTTTGGGACAAGATCAAATGGGCACAGTGTTTTTATCCCGATATCGCAGTACACTTTGGTCCTTACTCTGATGACAAGGCTGCTCACTACACTGCAGGTGATGTGCTAGTAGATGACCGACTGAGCAACTGTGAACAATGGCAGGCAGCGGGCGGACAGGTCATACGTGCCAGAGACTTAGATTTGGCGCACCACGAGTTGGAGGTCTTGTTCGGAACCCTAGCCGCGCGAAGCGCCAGCGCCAAAAAAGAGATTTTCTAACCTATTATCTACCTATATAATATGAACGAACGAATTGATGAACTTATGATCGAGGCTGGCGCAAGATTTGAATTTCTTCATGGTGTTCACTATGATGATTTTCAATACAAAAAGTTCGCCCAGTTGATTGTCAAGGAATGTGCTGAGATTTGTCTAGAAGCAAATGACCATAAAAATATCTTACAACATTTCGGAGTTGAAGAATGAATGAACGAGTCATATTCTACCGTAAAGAAGGGCGTAGATATGTGCCAGTCTACGAGTACGATAACACGCTAATGGACAGTTTTCCAAAAGGTACGCACCTAGTGGAATGCTATCCGGGTGGGCAGAGTCGCCGTTTCAACATAACGCCAGCATATGCGCCAATGATAGCTGCAGGTCGAGTGGCTACAGATGTTATAAGCGATGCTATCGTACGAGCCAGTGATCTACGTCCAAGAACGAATCCAATCACAGAAGGTCAGCGCAGGGCATGGAAAAAGCTGAGTAAAGAGTTTGGTGATGAGATACATGCTCTATCGTGGCCATCAGCTAGAGAAGCAGCTGAAGATGCTGTTCTAGCCATGCAAGTGGAAGCTGAAAAACTCATGACTAATCCAGCTGTACGCAAGGCCTACGATCACTTTTTACTCTTGTGCGAACTGACTAAGACTAGTGAAGTTAAGGACTAGCGTCTTGAGTGGGCTCGGGTTCTTCAGTGGGTTCTACAATAGGCTCTGGTTCTACAGTGGGAACTGATTCTGCAGTGGGAACTGATTCTGCAGTGGGAACTGATTCTGCAGTGGGAACTGTTGTAGAACTTAGTGCTAGATCGAACGCAGCAATTTGAACCGCTGTCATAGCAGCAATTTGATCCTGCGTAAACGCCAGTAGCTGGTCTCTGCTCAAAGCGGCGAATTCTGCGGGATCAAAGTAGGGAATGTGCGGGACAGTAAGAGTCTCGGCGATTTGTGTGGGGGATAAGTTGGATATAGGCATAGTCGAATATTTACCCAGAATGGGTCTAGCAGCCCAAAAAAAATTGCCGCGCAAAATTTCAAGGCCTTGGAGATCTCGGCCCCTGGTGATTACATCTAACTCAGGTTGATTTTAGCATGCCAAAATGCTGCTGCTTGCGCTGCGGGCGGGCAGCACCCCCAGGTGCCCCCACCACCACCGGTCGGTCAATCTTCCATGTCGGCCAGTTCGACAACCTTTTCCCGCTCTGAATCACCGTAGACATCGAATCCCTCTAACTCCAGCTGATCGATCGCTTCCTGCATCAGCTGTTGGACCAGCCTGACCTTGTCCGCTGTTCGCGTGTCCTTCTTACGCAGCCGACCGCTGCCCACCTTGTAGACCTGCCCGTAGTGCTGT